ATGAATAACTATTGTATAAACTTAAAAAAAAGAAAGAATAATCCATACTGTAAATTACTAAATAAAGAAATAACTTTTTCCCTTTGTAGAGAATGCGATAATAAAGAATATAAGAAAATCTCTGCAGACCTTTGCAGAAAAATGCAGTGTTCTGCAGATATAAAACGAAAAAAGTCCACTTCCGACAAAAAAAGTCCGGCTACAAGTGGACTACAAAGTGGACTACAAAGTGGACTACAAAAATCAAATAACAATCAAATGAGAAAATATTCACAAACATTAGCAAAAAAGCAACAAAAGCCAGAAAAAATGCAAAACAAATCAAATAAACTAGCTAGTCTAGAAAGAAATAGATATAGTGTATTTAGCAATGATACTGAAAGATGCTACTTGTGTGGCAGCACCTATAAACTAACTTGGCACGAAATATATTCGGGAAAGAATAGACAGAACTCTATGAAAAATGGTCTATGTCTAAGGTTATGTTTAAATTGTCACTCTAAAGAACAAGAAGATAGCCAATTTAACGATTATTGGCACAAGCAAGGTCAATTATACTGGGAAGAAAATATTGGCTCTAGAGAAGAGTTTATTAAGGTGTTTAGAAGAAATTATTTAGAATAAAAAAGTAGTGGTAACTACTCTTTTACTTCTATTTTTGTCCAACCATCAGGGATCTCTCCTTCTTTTGTTTCTGGAAAACCCACAAATGGTAATGGACCTTTTATAATTTTTTTATCCATTTTTTCACCTTCTTTCTTTTAATTGTTTATCCTAACATAAATTAATTATAAAGTAAATAAAAAAAACTATAGGTTAACTACTCTGTTAATATCTATAGCTTTTCTTTTTGGCATACCATTGGTTTGAAACCATGCCCTTTTATTTTTTAAATTATATTTAATAATTAAAATATTATCTTTTCTTCTTGTTAATCTATAAATAATATCTTTATTACTTATTCTTTTTTCAACCATATTATCCCCTCATTTGGCTAGATATTATAGCATAAATTGATAGAAAATGCAAATCAGGGCATAAAAAAAGAAGTAGACAATTAAGCCTACTTCAATTTAATATAATCTTACATTATCCCAATTTGTAGTTCCATTTTGTATATTTAAATTAACTTGTCTTTGAACTTCATCATAGTTAGAGCCTAGTGCATTTCTTCTATCTTCTCCATTGCCAAAGTCTCCACGAATTGTTTTTCTAACTAAATCTAGAATATCGACACTTGGCTCTGGTGCAGGTGCTAAAATTTCATTAACTCTTGCTTGCACTTCTGCATATCTATCGCCTAATGCATTCTTTCTGTCCTCGCCATTGCCATATTTGCCTTCTATTACTTCTCTAGCAAGTTCTTCAGTAGTCTTTTCTTTAATAGGCTCTGAATTATTAATCTTGTTTGCTTCATCAGCGATATATTGCATTTTACTTCTTAAATAATCACCCGGACAATCTGTAGAAGCAAACATTGAATGCCACGTTAAGTTCTTTCCAGGTACTAATGTTCCTAATCCTCTTCTGTTAGCAATATCTGCTACTAATTTAATAAGACTGTTTAAAGCACTATCAGATACAGGCCAATTTCCTCCTGCTTGTGAGTTAGAAGTTTCAATTGTCACTGATTTACAGTTTGAATCCCAGTCTGAATTAGTCCATGCAGTATCTTCTTCATCTACATAACTTGCAATTCTTCCGTCGTTACCGATACCGTAATGTGAGCTACCATATCTTCCAACAGTTTGGAATATTCTTCCACATTGTTCTGCTGAAAGAACTCCTGCCATATGATGAATAGTTATTGCCTCAATATTTCTTCCACTTCTACCTTTAGTGTAATTACCTTCATAAGCAGGTACATTTACACTTATTAAACTAGACTTACTCATATACTTCATCCCCTTTACCATTACTTAGTTCTAATTCCATTTCTTCTGTTAATACTAATTCTTCGCTATTCATTACTATCACTACCTTTCTTATCATTCTTAGCAAAGTAAAAAGTCATAATCATCATTACCATTGGTATAAATTGTTCTGATGTTACCTTGTCAGCAAACCAACCCACTACCAATGCTATAACCATTATAATTGTCATTATGCTTTTTAAATCAATTAATTTTGCAACTTTTTTTAATACTTCATTTTTCATTATATTTTACCTTCTTTCTTTAATTTTTCCCAATGATCATGAACATAGCTATTACCACCATGCTGACAATAATCATCATATAGTTCATAGCAGATTAATTTTTGCTCTAATGAAAGCGCTCTTTTATCTGCTAATTCCATGAAATTTATCAAATTCGTTTTTATGTTTGATAAATTGTTTGCTTTTATTTCCTTTCTTATTGGCTCCAACAATTTGTCAAATGCATTTACTATTGTCTTTTTTAAATATGCAATAGAACCGATTAAAGCCACTATAAATGCCAAAGTTTTTGCTATTTGGCCTAAAGTTATACTCTCCATCACTCAACCTCTTTCGTTTCCTTTTATTTTCATATTATCGCCACCTTTATTTTAATTTTTTTGCTTGTATGCTTGTTGCATATTTACCAAACCCATTGTTCATATCAAAAGGTTGTCCATTATAACCTTTTGCTGCCAACTGCAGATAATATGTTTTGGCAGGTTCTAATTCTACTGTAAAAACTTTTAACGGTAAAGCCCAATAGTTATTGCCAACACCGCTTCCTTGAAATAAAGTCCCTGCACCGCTTAGTAAATCGTTGTCAGTACCCTTTTCCTTTAATTTATAAAAAAGCCAAGCATTTAAACGACCTGATGTATAACCACTTATTTCTAATAACTTAGTGTTTTTTATAACAATTCTATTATTACTTTCATCTGCTACAATGTCTCCATAACTAATTGGTTCTTCCCAACCTGTAACTATAGTTTCACTGTCAAATGTCTTATATGCAAAGTTAGTATGCATACTAGCAAAGCCAAAACTTAAATAATTACTCAATGTTTCTGCTTTACCATTATTATCTTTTATTGCTACATCACTAGCATTTATCTTTTTATTTAATCCAAATAAATTACTTAATACTTGCATAATTTTATTTACTAACATATTTAATCTCTCTATTTATTTATAGCCAACAACCTTGTATATTTTTATATAACTTATTGTATATTTATCATGTGTAGTCAAGTCTACCAAACCGCATTTTCTAATTGATACATTTCTATTATCTACATCAACAGTGGTCATCATTTGTTGTGCACTAGTGCCATCATAGATTCCTAATATCAGGTTTGCACTTTGTTGATACTCATAAAAAAGTTTTACACTACTGTTTCCAAAATTACCATTTTTACCATAACCAAAATATATTTCTAAATATTCATAGTTAGAAGCGCTATCGGTTAATGTAAAATTGGCATTTGTTCCATCTGGATTATCATACAAGGTAGTTTTTTTTAGATAATTGTCAAGACTCATACCTTTATTATTTGAATTTTTAATTGCTATGTCACTTGCAGATATCTTTGTATTATTTCCAAACAAATTTTTCAATACTTTCATTAAAGTTCGCATTATTTAATCCTAATCCATATGTAACAAGTTATGTAAGGTTGTAAGTTGTTATGTGATTTATCTCCTCCAGTATTACCAGTTTCACGATATGGTTCTAATGCAGAGGAAACATTCCAATCACCACTTGTACCGTGTTGGAACCAATCAACTCCAACATATTTCTCTGTATGAGTATGATTCGGCATTTCTTCAATTGTTAACTTATGTTTCTTTTCTCCGCCTGTTTGCTTAACAATTTTGAAGTCATTATCATTTTCATCTACACACACTAAAGTTTTACCTTTTCCAAACAACTCCCAAGTACCGCCAAATCTTAAAGATGGATTTTCATTTCTTGTAGTTAGAAACAAGTCTCCAACTTTATAATAAGCATTTGGATAGTAGTTATCAGTACCACTTTTTAGTGTTCCACCTTTACAAGCCATAACTTGCTCCTATTGGAGTAGGTACTAAATAATACTCCCTCCAATCGTTAGAGAGATTATCGTTTCTGTTAGTAAACGACCCCCCCCCCTCATTAACTTATAGTTTACTTTTTTCATTTTCACATCTCCTATTCTTCCCATTCCTCTTCTACTGTGAAGTAAAGAACTGGGTAATCATTCAGATTAAGTTTTCCATACACATCAACACCATCTTCACCAATTGCCATTGCTTCTTGACCTTTTGGTAAGGTAATTGTTTCTGTAGCAATTACAAACACATCTTCAAAAGATATTTGAAACTGATATTCTTCATCATAGGCAAATGAACTACCTAATAGTAAATTACTTACCCTAAATGTATTGTCAGTAATAGTAGCAGTTATACTACCACCGTCAGTCCAATCAGTAGTTCCCGATTTTCTATATTTAAAACTACCGCTTAATGAATTAGCCTTAGTATCTGTAAATGAACCATTAAAGTATGCTCCATTACAATCTAAGTAAGCCTCATTAGATGTTCCCTCTGGTCTAGTAATTGAAATAGTATTTATGTGTAACTTGATGTAATCAATCATATCTAAAGTTACATCTGCTGAATTAGGATAATTTCTACTATCTGTTGCAGATACACTTACTTTATTTGAACCTATAGTATCAAAAGTGTTTTCTTGCAAATTAGAAGCTTGTCCATCATTCAAATTAATTGAATAATTTTTGATAGTAGCACTCTTTTTAGCAGTAGCACTGATTGTTACTTTTGGCTTAGATATATATTTAACAAATTTAGTGTTATTGCCAGTTATAGTAGTTACATTTGTATTTGTATCAATAACTGTAGCAGTTACATCGGGCTTACATACACTTTCTTTAGCATATAAATTGAATTCTGTAGCTTGTGTATCACCTATTTGTGTATCACCATTGTAGGTTGTACACAAAATATTACCTTTTATTTCTTTAGCAGTAGGAATTAATGCATATATTTTATCTTCTATTTCACTGGTTTTAAATTGTATCGTAGTTTCACTAGTTTTATCTTCAATATTTCCCACCAAATTTTTAATCTTGTAAGTAACTCTGCTTGTAAATGATGATGCTTTTTTGTCAATACTAATTACTGCATTATCACCTATATAAGGACTACTACAAGCGACTCCGCTTGCTCTTGGTATTTGTGGTAAATTAGCACTAGCAGTAATAGTACCACTCCAACCCCAGTTAGGGAAACTAATTGAAGCATTACCAGTTACACTACAAGTTCCATCGTTATTGTGATATACCCAACCGCTAGTAGTTACACTTACTGATTCTCCAGTAGTGGGCCTTGTACAACCTGCACTTTGATAACTTGCTCCTGTACCACTTACACCAATTGTACCTTGATCATCTTGAATATAAGTTCTATCGTAGTAACTTCTTACTTGATAATAAACATAAGTTCTATTATTTGCTATATCTTGTTCTGAATACCTAGCATATAATCTTACATATAGATTACCACCACTATTACCAATATACTTTTGGCCTAGATATTGCCAACTTGTTGTTAATGTTGCCATTCACTACACCTCCAAGTCCTCTAGATCTTCAATTAATTCCTTTAAATGGAATATTTTAGTTACCTTTTTATTATTTTTAGTAGATTTAACAAACTTTAAATAGCCAATCTGGGCAGTTCCAGTAACAATCAATTTATCTATACCAGAACCTTTATTGTTGAAGATTGCGTTTAATTTCGCATAGTTATATACTCTTATACCGAAATTATCTAATAATGAATTATTAGGATCTGTTGATGTACCTATCGATAAGCCTTTAGTACTAAAGTTGAAGTTCATATCTGTTATTTTGCCTTCAAGAGTTTCTATTGTCCCATTAGTAGTTTCTAAACTCTTCTGTACATTTTTTATTGATATATCATAATCATTAACTGTTTGGGTTACTTGGGATAATTGACTTGATTGTTCATTTTGCGTTTCTACTACTGCATTAATTTCCTTTTTTATATGATCTACATCCAATTTAATTTTGTTTGTATTTTCTTTTGAACTTCCAGCAAGTTTATAATCTGTAGTACTTTTTTCTTGTACATCAGCACCAATTTTACTTCTAATTCTGCTAGTAGTTTCGTAATTAAGTATCACACCATTAAAAAAATTACCTTTTTTATCGGTAATTTTAATAATATCATTAAGGTCATAACAAAAGCCATCTACAAAATCAGTAAGTTCAAATGGTATAATAGACATGCCAATAATATAATTAGCAACTGTATTTATCATTTCTTCTTTATATAAATCAACAAATGGATTGTCTAATATTTTCCATTCAACAACATTTTCAGGTTTAATTGTAGGATAAGATATATCATTATTCATATCTTTTTTTCCTAATGTCACAACATTAATTAGACCAAATTGTTGTTCCTTACTCAATTTGATATAACGGCTGTTAGAAACAGTATGGTTAGTGTTATATTGGTTTTTAATTGCTAATTTACCATTACGATTAATAAAAGCAACGGCTCCACCTATTTCAGCCAATCTACTTATAACTTCTCTATATGTTGTGGTTTCATCAAAATTAGGTTGTCTAAAATCATAGTCATACCAATTGAAATCGGTCGTTTCTAATTCTATTCCCAATTTTGTACATATTTCTTGAACAATTTCTAAACCAGTATGTGTTTCATTATTTGACCAAACTAATAGACTTTCATACTTATCACTAAAAAGTTGTCCCTTGTCTTGTATATCTTTAAAGCTTATTGTTTTTTGAGATACATTAGTAGTAATTTGCTCTGCTCTAGGAATAAATATACCTTGTGGAACATATTCCATCACACCATTTATTTCAATTCCTTTATAAATAGTTATTTCTTTATCTTTAAAGTCTAAATTTCCATTAATATCATATATTTCAAAATTGCAAGTTTTAATTGGAAAACCACCAATCATTGCACTATTTTTGTGTGTTATTTTAGGAGTAGTTTTTATTTCGGATACATATTCTACATTATCTACGACAATTTTACTTTTTGTTTTTAATGATGTCTTTTGTTCCAATTCATTTTTATAATTATTACTTATAGCATACATAATTATTCAACTCCATTTGTAATAAATCTAATTTGAAATGGATCAGTGTGAAATTCATCATTAATAAGATTAGCAGTTATTTTATCACCAGCAACATACATTGATTTAGTAACAAAGCCTTTTTCTTTCAAATCATAAAATGTCACACTACAATCTGTCTCTTCAAGTAGATTAATTAGTTCTGCAGCTTTCATTTCATCTCTATAATCTTTAAAGTCGTAATATACTTTTTTTATCATACCTATGACATCATGATACATAGTTCCATCATCACTTCTACCAGCATTATCTCCTTCTTGCATAGAATATTCCCAACCAATGCCATCAGCAGTATAAATAGTGTTATTTATTTTAAATTGATTTTTTTTCATCTTTTCACCTCTTAATTAAGTTAAAAGAGAAGTCTATACTAACAATAGAACTTCTCCTTCTTCTATTTGTGCTTGATTGATTTTCTTTATAATTTTTCTTCCGTCCTCATATCTTACCTCTAAAATAATTCTCATTTCTTTGGTATTACTTAAAGAATTACTATCTTTAATAGCTTTCATTGCTTGCTCATATATTTTGCTTTCTGGTGTTGTTATTTCTGGTTCACGCTTGTTATCACCAACAATAGCAAGTTGTGGATCATTTTTTTTAAAATAACCACCTTGTGCTAATTTTGGTATTTTACCTATATTCAAGCCTTTTCCTCCAACTCCCGGTACCCAACTTGGTATTTTAATTTTGTTAAGTCCTCCTATAAAAGCATTTATACCATCAATAATTAAATTAATAGGAAATTTAAACACAGCAACTAAACTATCAACAATACCTCCAAATATATCTTTAACACCTTGCCAAGCCTTTTTCCAATTGCCAGTAAATATACCTGTTATAAAGTCAATAATTCCGCCAAGAGTTCTAAATATCGAACCCACAACATCACTTATTACCGCCACAACACTACCAAAAACACCACTTATCAAGTTACCTAAATAACTAAAAACTGGTGCTAATTTATCATAAATCCAACTCATTATAGGATAAATAAATTTATTGTATATCTCCAAAGCACCATTAACTAATTTTCCTATAAAATCTCCAACTTTTGTTACAACTTTACTTAAATGTTCTTCCCATAACCAAGACATTGTTTCTAAAAATGGTGTAATTATTGGTTCCAAAACATTATCCCATACTTTTTGAAACAAACTTATTATATTTGTAACAAATTCACCTATATTATTCACAAGTGGTGCACCATGTTTATCCCATAAAATTTTTAAGATACCACTAAAATCAGCCCATCCTTGAGTTATAAGTTGTAATGCAGGGTCTATTGCAGTGGTCCATATAGAATTAAAAAGACCACTAACACCATCTATAATAGGTTGTCCCCATGTTTGAATACCATTTGATATATCAGTCCAAAAAGTAGTCCAAAAACCAGACATATTAGTTAAAGTAATTGAAACATTTCCTTTTATATTATCCCAAGTAGTCTTTGAATTTGATACAAAATCTGTGCCTAATGTTTTCCAGTAATCCCATAAAAAAGAGCCATAATTAGTTACCGCTCCTACAAATGCACTTATTGGTTCACTATTCCAAGCACTTTTTACTTTATCTTTTATTTTATCTAATATAGATATTGTTCCACTATCATCAATAGTAGGAGTTACTATTGAAGTACTGGATCTAGTATCAGTTCCACCACCATCACCAGAACCAGAAGAACTATCTTTAGTTTTTAAAACATTTACTTCATCTACTCCAGCAAATGCTTTGTTAATCTTTTTTGCAGATGTTACTGCATCATTCGCAGAATCTTTAGCACTTGTACCTATTCCAGCAATGCTATCACTGGTCTTTGATACCACATCAGGCATTTTTAAACCAAATATACCCATAACTACTTGTATTTTCTCAAATAGTCGTGTTACAGCATTTATAGCACTATTTATAATCGGAATAAATAATTGTGCTATTGGTGTTACTACCTTTCCAATTGCAACAGTCATCTGATTAAAATTGAATTTTAATTGTTGTATTTGTCCCGAAAAAGTTTTTGTATATGCACTAGCATCACCAACTTGGAACCTTGTTTCTTTCATTATCCCATTGTATTCAGCTTGTATTTTTTGGGCTTGCGTCATTGCAGAAGTGGTAGTACCATGTGCTTTAGCCCAATCTTCCCACATCTTTGCAACATTTTTAGTAACACCAGCATTATCAACAAGAATACTATTCTCATTTTTAAGGCCCTCCGTAGCAGTTACTACAGCCTCTCCTAAATCATATGATGCTTGTCTACCAAAGGCAGCACTATCTTTTAGTCGAGTAAGAGTATCCTCAATTTGAGAAGTGTCATATCCTCTAGATAATAGATTTTTATATGCAGTAGCAGTCTCTTCTATAGATACTAAACCATCGGCAGTATACTTTTTAATAAAATCTTGTGCTTCTGAAAATGAATTGCCAGTACCTTGTACAATACTATTTAATCCTGTAAAAGCACTTTGAGCTTTACTAGCACTTGAAACACATTCTTTAGTAAAGTTGACAACTTGTTTGACTGCAAATGCTCCAGCAATAAAACCACCTATTTTTTTGAAAGTACCAGAAAAAGCATTTTCACTACTTTTTAATTTATTATTTAACTGTTTATCATAGTTAGAATCATTTAGTTTTAAATCAACTCCAACCGCACCTACAGTAGTTGCTTTTGCCATAAAATGCACCTCCTATCCAAACATTTTTGAAAATATTTTTGAAATATCTTCAGTTTTTAGTTCTATTTTTTTGATTTTATTATTTTTTCTTCTAAATTCAGCCCATTCACTACGAATTTCTTTTTCTTTTTTTGTCATTTGTCTTATTTTCTTTGAATCAGTTTCCGCTCTGATTTGTACAACATATCCAAGTGGTGTTTCACCATTTAATCCAGATAATAGTTGTCTAAACTCCTGACAAGGAATATTTTCATATTCGTAATAAAGTCTAATTCCGTATTGTTGAGCAAAACTAGAGACAATCAAGTCCCAATCAAACCTTAAATCATAATAAGTTTCTGGGACTATTAGTTTTTTCTCATTTGTTCTTTTGATTGTTTTTCTAGTAAATTAGGATCTTCTCCAATGATTGCACCTATAATACAATAAGATAAATGCATCGCACTTGAAACAGGTAAATCTAAATCTTCTATTTCTTTACTTGCCTCTTTTCCTAATGCTAATTCATAAATTTTTGAAGTTCTTTCTTTTTCATTCAATTCCTTATCTTCTTGAGTTTCTTGTATTTTTTCCCAAGTTTTCTGTCTATCATCAACAGTATAAAGTTTGTCTCCAATTTTTAATTGTGGATGGTTATCTCCACTTAATATTTCTTTTGTTATTCCAGTATCAATTATTCTCATTTATATTCATCCTTTCTTTTTATAAAATAAAAAAGGGTAAAGATTTAAATATCCTTACCCTGTTGTAGCTGCTGTAAAAGTTGGCTTTCCTTTACAAGTAATATCACCACTTAATGGTGCTACATCAGTTGCAGCCCCTAATATGTCAGTTAAAGCAGTAACAGCAGTAAACTCCAACTTAGAACCATCTGGAAAATCAATTTCCCAATCAGCCTCAGCATCTTTAGCTAGTTTATATCTTAGTCCTTCTACATAGTCATTTCCTGTGTCACCTAGTGTTCTTTTTCCACTAAAAGAACCACTCAATGCTTTTGCGGTTAGTAAAGCATTTTGCCAACCACCATCATTTATTGAATACCAAGTTTCAGTATTGCTTTCAATACTTAAACTAAATTCTTCTAAATCTGCTACTTCACTATAAACTGCTTGTCCAGAAGCACCAGATGTTTTGACTTTGACCTTACAATTACTTACTGAATATTGTCCGATTGTAATATTTGCCATATTTATCACTTACCTTTCTTCATAAAAATTTAATTCTATAGAGTATTCATACACATTATTATCATCTGTCCCTAAATTAATAGGCTCAGCATATATCATTTGTGTAAATACCCGTTTTTCATTAATGAAAAACGACCTCTCGTTAAAGAAGTCATATATTTTTTGTGCCATTATCTCGGCATCATTTTGATTTTTAGTATATCTTAATAGAATTGTTACTGCTTTTATATTTGTAGATTTGTTTTTAATACCACCAAATACTCCAACATAACTTCCATTCATTTTCGAATTATAAAAGCATATTGCTTTGTCTTTGTTATTATCAATTTTACCTATACTAATAGAGTCAATCCACTTAAATTCACTTTTAAAGTAATCTTTATATTCTTTTAAAGTCATTTTAACTTTCCTTTCAATATTTTTGTAAAAGTTTTAGTCGCAAATTTCTTTTTATTACCGTTGATATATGATTCAAACCATGCACCACCAGCATTTTTATTATGTGTCTTTTGATAATTATATTCAGGATGAAAATAAAGTCTCCTAGCATATACAGTATCAGATACAATAGACACAACGCCACTGCTTTTTTTAGAATCATCAATAAATGTACTTCTATTTTGCAATGCTCCAGTATCAAATGGCATTATTTGACTTTGTTCTAAATCACTTTTTAACGCATCTGCAGTTTCAACTAAAGCCTCTTGCATTAATTTCTTAACATAAGCATTACCTTTAAGATCTATTTTACTTGTAACTTTAACTTTCATTTTATTTCGAACTCCGTATGATGTATAGTTCCATTAGGATTTCTAGGTCTATAACCTGCATGTATCTCATAATTACATCCATTTATAGTAATAACGCCATCACTAATATTACTTAATGATGGTGCTATATCTCCCTTAATAATAACTTTTCCTAGCAATGTTATTTGTTTGCCATTAGAATCAATAATTCTTTTGGATTTTTCACTAAAAATACATTTACCACTAGTTTTAAAATTTTCTATAGGTTCTCCTTCTTCAGATATTCCTATATCATTTAAAACTAGTGAATAATCTGTATTTAAAAGAAAATCAGGAAATGGTAACACCTTAATATTGTTTGCCATTACCTTAACCTACTATCCAAACCAGTTTTATGCACATAATCATATGCTATTTCCGACATACTTAATTTTTGTGCAATACTTTTTTTAGAACTATCAACACTTACAGATATATCAAGGACAGAATAAGAAGAAATATCTCTATTTTCTTCATTGTTATATCCATTCCTTTTGACATATTCTGCTTGACAACAAATTGCTTTACTTATCTTTTCTTTCTGAAAATTGGTTAAATTATTAAAGCCTATTTTAACAATTCTATTAAATGTTATACTATCAATTTTTTCTTGTGCTAATTCCAAATATTTGTCTATTTCATCATCAGATAACAAACTACCTTTAAATGTATTTAAATAATATTTTTTATCAACATAAAGTGTCATTTAAGCCACCTCCTATTGAAGTGGTTTCTTTTCCACTTCTTTTTTTTCAACTTTTTTTAGAGAAGAAGGCTTAATGCCTTCTTTTATCTCCTCAAAGCTTTTATTTTTTCTTAAGTTTTCAATATAGAAGTTCAAATTTTCTTCTACTATTTGATTAGTTTTTTTATTTTTGAACTTCGCCATCGTTATCATCCTTTTTAGGTTGACTTTTTATATCTTTTTCTTTTGATTTATCATCCTTTTTAGGTTGACTTTTTATAATTAATCCAACAGTTCTCATTTTATCCCTCCTATTATGCAGTTGGTGCTGCTTTATGATGTAAGTAGATTCCTGCTACTTTGTTTTCATAAACATCTGCTAGTCCATATTTTCTATAACCGAATTTCCATCCATCTGAAGTTTGATTTGCCTCTGGTGTAATAACTTTAGGTGCGATATGTTTATTATATTGCATTACTGCACCTTTATGAATTACCATAAAGTTAATATCTGCTCCGTTTGTATCCCCAGTATCTGAACCTTTAGCATGTCTTTTGTAACCGCCTTTAGTTTCACCACTAGTTTTACCATCTAACATATCAATAGCAGTATAAAATCTTGTTTGAGGTACAAGTACAATTTGTGAGAATCTTGCTAATACTTCTTTTGATTTTGTAGTATCAAGATCATCAACTAAACCTTTTAATGTTGGAGTAATAAATAATATTCTATTCTCGTAAGGCACTTCATCCTCATCCATTTTGTTTGTTGCTGCTCTTAAAGCACTTATAACATCAGCTCCTGTTGATAAAGTAGCTGGTGTTGCAACCTTTGAAATACCACTAACTCCTGCATATGTAGCAAATCTGAAAGCATCGCCTTCTGGTGCAACTTTTGTACGAATAAACTCACTTGCTAACCTACCATAAGCAAGTCCGGCAGTTTCCTCATCATCCATTGCATCAACAGTAAACATTCTACCTCTTTCATAATTAAATTTTACTGTTTCATTAGTCATAGTCACATCACCATTGGTGTAGCCACTATTTCTATCATAATCACCTAAAGCATCCATATCGATTTTAGGAATTATAATTTCATTTGCATTTGCTCCTGCCTTTGCTAGTGAATCATCACTATCCAATATAGAAGTTAATGCAGAATTTTTGTATACCTCATCTAATAAAGGTACATATTTTTTGAATTTTGCTATACTATTTGCCATTTTTAATCATCTCCCTTTCTTTGGCAATAAAAAATGAGATTTATTTCAATCCCATAATTTTTCGCATATCTGCAAGTTCATCTTTTGTTTCTTCTTTTCCATCGTCACCAATTTTAAAACCTTTTTGTTTATCTTCCGTTTTACTAATTAGTTCTGGAAAATCTTTTAATAAGTCTTCGATTTCAGTATTTAATTTACTTTCATCTAATTGACCATCCTTATCAAGAATGTTTTTCTTGTCTACTAATCTTACTGCTCTAGTGATTTTTTCATCTTTAACATTCTTTCTAAGTAAAGCGTTTTCGATTTTGGTATTAATTGCTTCAAGAGTGGCTTTTTCTGCTTTTTTAATAGCCTCTTGTGTTTTTTCATCAACACTTTTAGATTTTTCCTCTTCTTCTCTTGCCTTTGCTAAAATTGATTTAGCCTTTTCAACATCATCAATACCTAAATCCCTCAATTGCTTTGCTAAAGCCTTTTGTTCGTTTTTTAAACTGATATCATTTAATTCTTTGTCAGTATACTTTTTTTCTTCTACTTTTTTATCAGTTTCTTTTACTCCATCATCTTTAGCATTTTTTTGATTTTCTACTGATTCATTGTCAGCAGTGTTATTTGCATTATTTTCTTCCCCACTATCAGCAAATAATTGAATGTTTAGCGGCATTAATTCTTTTTTCATATTTCTCCTTTTTCTATGTTGGATAAGGTCATCCACACTCCGTTTATTAGATACGGTCAAACTATATTTTAGTGCATAATAAAAGCCAGTATTTCTACCGACTTATTTTTATAAGCACCATAGAGTAGATATTAAGTCTTTACCCTTCCCGTTCGGCACGCCTAACTTTTTCAGCCTACTCAGATGTAGCGTTTTTTATATCTACTCTATGCTACCTATAAAGGTAACACTATTTTCTTTTGTTTAATAAATTAACAATTTCTCTATTTTCCAATCTTGTTTTTTCTAATTCATTTTTTATTGCAGATAATACACACATTATAAAAAATAATAAAATTGCTATAATTATTAATATTGATATCATATTTATTTCCTTTCTACATATAATATTAATGGTCGGAGTAACGAGATTTGAACTTGTAACCTCTAGTTCCCAAAACTAGTGCACTACCAAGTTGTGCTATGCTCCGATTTGACACATTATAGTTTTTGTGCTATAATGTATATATTAAAAGTTGTAGTCGTGGTGACCTTTTCACCTAGTGTTACAACTTTTATTTTTTTGTATTTATATTTTTGAATATTAAAAATTGTTTATCTTTCTTTATTCCAATTTCCTCAACCCATGGTGCTTTCCACTTAAATAATTTATCAATTTGTTTTACTAATTCATTAATAGTCAAAGGAGAGTCAGTAGCTTCAAACAAAAACTTTTTTGCTTGTTTTTCTTTTCCATCAACATTGTGGAATAATAGTTGGCTACTTTTGCCAGTAACAATTTTCATATCATAGTTTCCTAAAAATTGTTTTTTCTTATATATAGTACAGTCTGCAACGCTAATATTTTCTGGAAATTCCACTTCAGGATTTAATTGTATATTTAATCCTGTTTTTTTTACCAACCAATCAGCAAACTCTCTTTCATTTTGTTTTGTTCTATATTTTACAAAATGATCATCAATAATATATTTCTCTCCGTTGTAATTAAATATTTCATCTTTTTCTAATACCTTTGTTTCTTTATTATTTACATCAGAAATATCAGACCATTGATTTGTTATATCAACATAAGAATTATTAATAAGTTTTTCTTTCTCGTTTATCCATTGTTCTTTTCTATTAGCAAACATTTGAATATTAATAGGAGATATTGAACCATTTTCTAATCTATCAAATCTTTTGATATTTCTATCAATATAATTTAATTCATTATTATTAATTTCATCAATTCTATTATTTATCCAATTAATATCATTTTCATATTCTTCATCAGAATAATTTTCTATATCATCAGCCTCCGGATAATAAGTCGTTAAGCCATGGCGACAATTTGGATGTAAAAACCCTTGTTTCATTGCTTCACTTAATAGCATGTACTTACCATCTTTTTTTGTGCCACCAGAATACACATCATCAATAAATATTTTATTTTCCCATTTTTGACATATTGGACAAGCACCACCATGAGATGTTGATTGGACTAATACTCTTCCTATAGATTTTCTAAAGTCTCCTTCCCCCATTAATTGAGCCCTTAAGCTTGCAGTTCTAACAGCCATTTGAGAATAACTGGCAATATTGACTCTTCTGCCATTCTTATATTCGACACAGTTAAATCCTCTACTTAAAAAGTCTTTATTTGCTTCATCTATAGCAAGTTTAGTTTTTTGTAGTTCAGTTAATTCTTTAGTTGCCATTCTAGCAGACTGTTTTTCAGTAAAAACTCCATTAGCAACAAAAAAAGCACTCTTATGAATAACTTGCCTATACTGATCATTTGCCATTCTTAAAACTGCTGTGTTAGCGGTTTTTAAGTCATTATTTACAACTTTTATCAAAGCATTGACCTTTCTATCATTTGTTCTAAAAAAACTATGATTCATTATTTTATTAGGTTTTAAATTTTTGCCCATTACTTTATTATACTGATTAATTGCATTAATAGAGCCTTGCTTAAGTTCTCTTTTTAAATGCTGTGATACTTCATCAGATAATCCCTTAGTATAACCACCAATAATATCTTTATTTTCTCTTTGATATCTTTTTAATTCTTTCAACTTTTCTGATTGCCATTGAGAATATTCAAAGCCGGTATCTTTTTCTTCTTTAAGATGTCTTTTATAGTTTCTTTTCATCGAAGATATCAATTCTATTTCCATATCTTCATATATTTTTTTTATATTATAATCATTCATTAATTATCACTACTTTGAATTATTCTTATATCACTAAAATTACAATTAATGTTTGTTACAACATTATCGCTTTTTTTATCAGTAAAATTAATTCTTTCTTTTCCACCCCAAGTACTGATACTAAAATAAGTGATATTTTCATATGTTTTTCCATCATATTTGATTTTTAATCCCTTTATTGGTTTTTCCTTACTTTCCACCATCTTCAACACCACCTTTCAACATCTCTTCATTTTCAATTAAATCTAAATCTTCATTGATTGATGGTTCTTCCATATCAACTATTCCAGATTCATTTTTAATTCTTTTTACTTCTTCCTTTTTCCATTTTTCATCTTTGGTATCACCATATAACTCTTCAATACTTGTCTCTATACTCATAACACCATTTGTTTTAGCTTTTCCTATTGTTTCAACTTGTGCTTCAAACGATGGATTAGCATAACCACCAAAACTTGCAACACCATCTATATCAGTAATTTCATTCTTTTCCATAGTGTCATACACTTTAAAGGTAATGTTAACAATATCATTTATTGTTTTAGTAAGTGTTTCAATTATTTGGTTTCTTTTGTAAAGAGTTGTTTTTTCTTTTTCTCTTGTTGCTTCTGCATTATCTATTTTCTTTGTGTCAATGCCCAATGTACTTGGACTAATCAAACCAGTTAAACATTGATCTAATGCAGTAATGTAAGTGCTCAATAGTGCTTCGTGCTGAATTTGACCTTGTGTAGTCTCTATTCTGTTCTTAACATCTTCTCCAATGCTTTCTTCTACAGAAATAAAATCGTTATCTAAATCACTACCCCTTAATAACAATCCAGTTTCCGGATCTCTAGGTAATAATGATTCAGGTATATATGTTTTTATTTGTCCTTTTCTCAATGCTAACATCCATTGTGACCATACCTCATCAAAAGCATCAAAATTATCAAGTTTGCCATCTAATAAAGATTTTCCTCTTCCTTTATATTTCTTTGACTTTTTAAACATAATTGGTAATGCCATTAAAAAATCATTTTGATTAGTAACCTTTTCATATTTTTTTGCTAATTCTGGGAAATCTTTCAAATCAAGTTCTGTACCTTCTTTGTTATGTAATTTATAAGTAATTCCATTTTTATCATATTTTTCTAGCAAAGTATAATATTGCTTATTTATAACTTTTTTAGTTTTAAATATAACTGCTATTAATCTACCTCTTTCATATTCAAAATCAACTCTAGAGCCATCATAGAACTCAATTATAGGATATTTACTTATACTAGTATCTATTGACCACTTAAATGCACCATCACCAGATACTAAAGTGCCCACCACTGCATCTCTTATCAAACTTTTCACATCATTTTCTTTAGATATTTCATTCCATTCTTCTTGTCTTTTTTCAACATCAATTTTATCCAAGTCATCAGTAGCAACATCTGCCAAAGTGTCTATTATCATTGATGGTAAGCCCGTATGAATTTTTCTAATATTCATACCAACTGTAGGTTTACTTCCCCAAAAGTGTTTATTTCCAAGTCTATCATCGGCTTGTTCATAAAGTTGTTCCAATTCACTAGGTTCACCTCTATACCAAATCATATTTATAAATGCCTGGCTTTCAAAGTTATTCAATTGCTCTATATCAAAATTAACTGAACCAGGATTTTTAATCTCTAACCAATTTCTTATCATATTTTTCACCCATCCCATATTTTCACTCCTCGTTTATATCTTTTATCATTTGCTTTATCATTTCCCAATTTCCTATTAAGTTTTTGAATGGTAACCAAGCATACTGACATCCTTGTATACTATGGTCATTACCATCTTCTAGTTGTCCATCTTCTGTAAAACTATACACATTCATTTCATCTATATAATCTTTGCAAGTTTCTACAATTAAAAAATCTTCAGTATTTAACCAAGATTGTTGCAATTGCACTCTTGTTAAGTTCTTTGTTTTTTTCCATGCCCCTTCAAACATATAAATACAAGCATTTTTTCTTTTATACTTTTTTGCTTCTGCTATTGTTCCAGCATCAGCACTATCTATAAAAATGTATCTTGCAAATCCCCATTTGTTTTTGCATTTCTCAGCAAAATTAATCAATTTAGGTATAACATCTGATGGAGCAAATGGTATTTCTCTATCTTTGTTGTTGTAAGTTTCTTCTTCAAGTAATATACATTTTCTGTCATCAGTAATCCCAGTAAATTCAAATGTAAGTTTGTCGTGAGATTTTTTTGAATATGAGGTGTCACAACCTATTGAAAATCTAATAAACTTTCTTTTCTTTTTAGGTTCCTTTTCTTTCCAATCCTCAAACATTGCTTGTTTTTCATTTATGATGTGCTTCTCAGCAATTACATTAAATACAAGTCCGGTTGCTTTTCCTCTTAAACCTTGTATTTTATTTTTATATAACTTTGTTCCTACTGGAACCGACTCTATTATTTGTCTTTTCTTATCTTCACTTAAACTTAAATTATGATTAAATGTAAAATACCACCAAGTCCAATCAGAAACTTGTGTCTCATTTAACATTTCTAATAATTTTAGTGGTCCATCATTTTTGTATTTTTCTATTGGTCTAGATTTATTAACGAACTCTGTATAACATTCTTTATTCGGATCATCAGGATTCATAGTACATAGTCTGTAATCTGCTCTCATGAATGCTTCTCGAACAAACTCCATATCAGCAATATTAAACTCATCTATAAATAATCCAAATACTTGTCCACCTAATGCTTTTTTCCATCTTGCTTTATTATCATATCCTAGTACATAAATTATCTTGTTACCATTTTCTGTATGGAAAATTATATGTGGAAGGCTTATCTTCCCTTTTCCATTTGGATTGTACTCTACACATCCACCTTCTTTATAATCTCCGAATATTTCAATTAAACCTTTATCTGAATTAATTATATTTTTTTCGATGGTTCCTAAGTCTAGTCCTGATATAATACTCGGTTTAGTTCCTTTATAATTTGATATTTTGAACATGAACTTTGGTATTCCTACAGTAGTCTTTCCAGCAAAAGTTGTCCCCTCGAGAAATTCAGTACTGCAATCATATTTAAGAAAATCTATATATTTTTCACTTAACGGAAATTCTTCATTCACTCTTACCACCTAGTTGTCTAGATATAGATGATAATATCTTTGTAGCTTCGGGATTTTCAATTTTAACTGTTTCTGTAAGCATTCCTAAATATTTACCTAATAATTCTAGTGCCTTAACTTTATCATAAGTTTCAACACCTATTCCATTTTTTGTTCTTTTATACCCTGCTATCACCTTTTTATCGATTTCTTCTAAATCATCTGTATAAGCAAATTCAATATCTTCGTATTCTATCTTTTTTCCATCTTTTGATTCAACTGTCTTTTTTACCAATTTCGCTATTTTTGTTCTATCAGTAAATGCTATAGCGGCCAACTCTTTTACTACCATGTCTATATTTACAATTGCTTTTTCTTCTACTTTTAATCGTAGTTCTTCAATATACTTTTTTATGTTAGCATTTGTTAGCATTCTACTGGCATTAGTTCTAGCAGTTTCCTCTTTTTTGCAGGTCTTGTATACTTTCATATATGCTTGAGTAGCATTCATACCTAATTTTAAATACTCTTGGCAAAACTTCTTTTGATTATTTGTTAAATTCATTCTTATCACCTGCATTTCTTTTTTTAATAAAAAAAGACACTAATGTGTCAATCTGATTACATACTAAATGAAAAAGATAAATATCATTTAATAGAGTAAAGGAGGTATGTAATCTCGTATTAGTAAGCACTATACTAATGATATATACAAGTTTTGCACTTGTACCATTGAGCCGTTTTCAATTTCTACGCTAATCCAAAAAATTTGTACTTCATTTTCTATTATTGACTAGTTTTATTCCTCAATATCTGCTACTTAAATTAATACATCATCAGTATACTACCTACTAATAGGTAGTGTACCAGGGGTTAGTTATGTGTGTGACTTTATATATTATCACAATAACATCATAAACCTAGTTTTGTCTCATTTTGTCTCATAATTATTTTTATATAGGTTTTCTTTCATCTCCGATATAAATCTATAGACTTGAGGCCTGCTATACCCTACTAAACGATAAAACTTATACACAGATCTATGTTCTATCCATCTATAGATGTATATTTTGTCATATACATCCCCTTCTTCTTTCATTTTGATTAACTTCTTCTTAAGCTCATAATTTAACATATCTCGTGTGTTTCTACTTTGGTTAATCAATTTATCTACTTCATCTATTTCGCTTGTGTAGTTAATTAAATTAGTGTCTGGTGAAGTATTTGTAGTTATCATAACTTCTTTAGGTTTTACCGCTCCTGGCATTACAGATAATATTAATTCGCTTTTCTTTTCTAATGCTTCGTTATAGTTTCTCTCTGCTTTCTTAAATTGCTTCAGCAATTCGTTATATTCTATATACATTACTACACCCCTTTTATTATTTTTTGCATTTCATCTTCAGTGTATTGTTTGTTAACATATTTTTTTCCTAGTGTTTTTTCTTTTTTATATACTTCTGCTAATAAAAATTGTCTATTGTCCTTAGAAATTATTTTATTTTTATGCTCATTGTATTTTGAAAGCAATTCCATATCATTTTTTATCTTTCTTCTTTCTTGTCTCAATGATTTAATTTCTTTTAACATTCTATAACACCAAAGAACATTTATTTTATTGTTTTCTATATAATGAAGTAGATCTTGTGTCTTACTATCAACTACACTCAATTTATCACATAATGAATTATTATAATCATCTATTTTATCTAATTTTGCTACTATTTCTTTTATTTCTTCTACTACATTCATTTACTTCCCCTTTCTATAACCAATACCCCCTATATTTATCTAACTTCAATTGTTGGTATTAAAGTACTTGGCTTAATAATTAAGTTATAATGTTTATCACTAACATATTTAGAATCTATTTGTTCAACAAAATATGTAGTCGTTTCATTAACTCCTAAAAAGTTTTTAATATATCCACCATTATTATCTTTACAGATAGTTTCTAATTGTTTATCTTCTACATCAGCGGTTATATTACAATAACCTGTTATTTCTAAAAGATACTCTCCAGTAATGTTATTTATAAACACAATATGTCTATAGACTTTAAAGTTATCAGCATCTTTTGTTAAGTTCTCATTAACAACTGATGCATCACTACAACCAGTTATAAATATTAAACAAACTATTATTGAAAATATTCCTATTATTTTTTTCATTATTATTCTCCTCTATCAAAATGTTCTCTTAATTGACCATTTTTCATTCTCACATATTTACTTATTATATTTTTATAATTAATTACAAATCCTTCAACATTTCTGTTAACTTTGTTTGTATACTTCTCATAAATACTGTCTAGTTGTTCTTTATTTGGCAAATTAACTAGTTCTGCTACTTCTGGCACTATACCAATAAAGTTAGGTATTTCTTGGCTTATAAATGGATATTTAAATAGTTCATGGTCGTACATTAAATTATATAAATTGAAATCATCATCTATATTTGCTTTTGCAAACATATACCATCTTTTATCAAACTCATCTACTGGATACTTTAAACAGCCCATTCCTATCCATTCTCCGCAAATAGCACTGTTATTATGTAACTCAGTTTCTAATATATCTTTATTGTCTAATAACCATTGATACAATCCTTTATATAACATTCCTTTTTGTTCTTCAATTTCATCAATGCAAATAATATTATTCCTTTGTGCAAAGTATAATTTGTCATCTTTCTTAAAAAATACTAAATTACTACCATCTATCTTTTCGGTAAGATATACTTTATCTCCTTTGCAACTAACTCTTTTTGTTTTTGGATATATTTCTTTTTTTATCATTATTTACCTCCATATATACATTTATCATATATTCCAATGCTATTTGTTATTACTTTACCGCCATTTTTTATACAGTTATTTTTATTAAAATGTAATACAATAATTATTATCATCACAAATATAAACATAATTATATATTCTAATAAATATTTATTCATCTAAACCTAACTCCTTTAATGTGTATTTTTTATTTAATTCCATACCTTTATACATAGTACCTTTGTCGAAAAAAGGAAAAGACAACCTTTCATTATTTAAATCAATTGCAATATATTCCAAAATATTTTCCACTTTTTCTATATAATCAACTCTATCTTTAAATGGTCTAATAACTGCTGATAAGTATTCTTTCTCTTCTTCATCAAGTATTTCTTTTTCTACTATGTAACCATTTTCTACTTCTATTGTACCTGTGTAGTCATTTGGTAATTTTTTGAAGAATGTTTTATTTTCTTTTACTAATTCAATACCTCTTTTATCTATTATATATACTTGTTTTGTTTTAATATCTTGTATTAGGTATAGGTATATGTCAAAGCCATCTTCATGCGGTGCCTTTACTTTTATTATATATTCATTATTTTTATTAGGTAATTCTTCTTCCTTCCATGCTTTCTTATATTGCATAGCATACTTATTTATCCATGTTTCATATGTTGAATATGTATATCCATTATTTATTACTTTAACTTTATTTCCCAATTTAAATTTCATTATTTATCACTCTCCTAATTACCATTGTTCTTTGTTTTTTTCATAATTGATATTAATTGTAGTTTTCCAAGTGGCATCTAATGCTTTACCTGTACTATCGATAAAACTATCTACAAACTTATTTATATTTGCTTTTTTATTTAATTCTTTTCTTATAATTTCAGCACATTCTCCTCTTTTTGCTTCTATCATACTTTTTATTTCTTCTTTTACTACTTCCGTAAGCATATTATTTACATACACTTCTAACAATGTATATTTATTATCACTTGAATAACTACTTATTTTACCTGTTTTATCTACTTTTGTATCTAATACACTCTTTACTATTTGACTTACTATTTCATTTTTACCATTTAAACTTTCTGATATTCCCATTAATACTGTTTGTTTTACTGCTTCTTGTAAATAGTCCTTATCAACATTTAAATTAACTCCCACTATATTATTATTCATCTTTATTTCCTCCTAATCAAAATAATATCTTTGATGTTTGTGTATGACATAATTTCCAATTTTATCTTTGTGAATTTTTAATTCTCTAATTGGTGTCATATCTCTTTTTTTATTATATTCATCGTCAAATATACATCTTATTTTTTTATATAACAATATTTTATTTTCATTGTATACGGTTGTATATCCTAAGATTTTTGCATATAATTCCAATTTCATTATTCTTTACTCACTTTCTCTACTAAATCTGCTTTTATTAGGTCGTATATTACATCAGAAATTTCACCACAAGTTCCATCGCCATCAGGTTTCGTTGCATATATGCTTAATATTTTACTTTTTTTATCAATGAGTAAATAATAATGATGTTTTATCATAAATTATTTCTTTTTCCATTTTATTTCTCCTTTAATATTTTCATCAATTCTAATAAATCATCTGTAATTCTTTCTTCATCACCAACTTCAAACATATTATTTATTTTATTTAGTGCATTTTCTATTTTCTTTTTTAATTTTTCATTTTCCTTAATTAATTTCATTTTCTCTCTATATCTTTTTTGCTGTGCTAATCTTTTTCTGTGGCCTCTTTCGGTTTTATAATATTTTATAGTATATTCTTTTCTTTTTTCTGGGTTAAGTTTTTCCCATTCTCTAACTCTATCAATTTCTTTTTCTCTATTTTGATGATATGTTATAAAATTATCTTCTTTTTTATTACAACATGCTCTCATATTACCTAACTTTCCCTTTCACTTTTTCTTCTTGATATATTTCTAGTACCCATTTTAAATTAATCAATGCCCCTTTTACTTCTGGGCTTGCTGGTAAACTAAGTAAGTAATTTATTTTTAAATCTATTTTTTCTTCAAAGGTTAAACCTTCATAATTTATATTTATATCTTTCATAATTACCTCCTATTCATCACTTTTGAAATTATATATTGGCTTAATAATTTTAATAATATCTACTGTATCCCCTATATTATTAATTATTTCTTGCATTGGTTTATATACAAATGGTGCTTCATCAATTGTATTTTCATTTACTGATGTTGTATAAATATTTTTCATACTTTCTTTATATTCTTCTAAATTAAAAGTCTCTTTTGCTTTTATCCTAGACATTATTCTACCTGCTCCATGTGGAGCTGAACAATTCCAATCATCATTGCCTTTTCCTATTCCAATAATACAACCATCTCTCATATTCATTGGTATTAATACCATTTCACCTGTTTTAGCAGATATAGCACCTTTACGAACTATGTTATCTTCAAATGATATATAATTATGTATTGTTTCAAAATACCAGAAATCCTTCTCAATCATATCTTGAGTATACCAATCGCAAGAGGATATTGCTTTTTCCCTTAATCTTACACTTTTATATCCTTCATAATATGGCAGTTCAAAGTAATTACATAATATTTGTTTTGCTATAGACAAACGATTGTCTTTAGCAAACTCTTGGCATATTCTCATATCGTATAAATATTGTGATCTTAAATCCTTTTCTAAATAACATAAATCTTTTGGTAATTTTGTTTTACCCTCATATTTTTTTGATATTTCAATTAATTTATCTTGTATTTCTTTTTCTCTGTGTTGTTCTTTATATTCCTTTATAAGTTTTTGTTTTTCTTCTTTCATCTCATCTTCATAAGAACAGTATTTAATTGCTTTCTCTTGATATATTTCGGCAACTTGTTTCCCCAAATTTCTTGAGCCTGTATGTATTACTAAATATTTATTATCATCTTCATCAACATCTATTTCTATAAAGTGATTTCCACCACCCAATGTTCCCATAGATTTTTCTAACCAATTATCTTTATTTTTTAATAATTTATAACAATATAGTTGCTCTAACTCTAAAAACTTATATCTTTGATTTTCGTGGACATTCATTCCACTAGGAACATATTCACTAATAATTTTATCTAATCTTTCTAAATCTAAATCAATGTTGCCTAATTCAACACATAACATACCACAGCCAATATCAACACCAACTATATTTGGAATTACTTTATTTCCTAAATCACCAGTAAAACCAATCACACAACCTTTACCAGCGTGAACATCAGGCATTATACGGATTTTGCTATCCTTAAATGCCTCTTGGTCTAATAATTCATTTATTTGATTTGTTGCTTCTTGTTCAATATTGTTAGTAAATATTTTTATATTTTTCATACTTATTCTCCTATTCTATATTCTGCAATTTCAAATAATTCTTTTGTTACGACTGATTTAATGGCTTGTTTATAAAATTTATAGTGGTTAGTTGTTCCATTTTCTACTGGATAATCACATTGTACGAAGTGTGCATAATCATAACCTTTTAATGACACCTTATAGCCGTTAACATAATCTCCTACTTTAATTAAATCTATTATGTCATAACTAGCATCTTGAATACTTTTTTTATTTATATAAAATCCATTTAATTTATATTCTCTTTCGTTAAAATCAACTAACTCTTTTATTTTTTTTATTACCCCGCCATATCGTACATACATTCCAACTTCTAATTTCATTTATTCCACTCCTTTATCATAATAATTAAGCCTATTATGGCTCCTATACCAATTAACCCCCAGAATATTAATGGTATATATAATATAAGCATTTAATCATCTCTCTCTGCTTCTACTAATCTTGCTATTTTCAATTCAGGAATTATTTTTATTTCGTGTCTTAAAGATCTATTAATTATTGGATTAAAATAATCAAATGTTTGAGTTTTTATACCTCCACTTTGTTTAACCTCATCAATTTCTTCAATATATTTTAATAACTTTTCATTTACTTCTTGTAATGATATTAATGAACCTTCTATTTGTTTTAATTGTTCTTTAAGTTTTACATTACTATCTAATAATTTTTTATTTTCTATTTCTATCTCACTTTGATATGGTATATCATTTTTAATATTTATCAATTGTTTAGAAATTGTATTGCCTAATTGTTTGATTTCTGTTCTAATTCCATTTAAATTATAAAACATTATTTTTCCTCCTTACCACTTATAATTCCACATCAAGTAGATAGCCATAATTCCCGCTATTGCCATTGCTAGAAAGAATATTGTTATTAATGCTAGTCCTATATTTTCTACTCTTGCTCTTCTTATGGCTTGTCTATATTGTATTTCTTCTTTATAAAGTCTCTTTTTAGGTATTTTAGGAAATTTCTTTTTTAATTTCCACATTTTAAATAAACTAATCTTTTTCGGTTTCATCTTTTTCTACCTCACTATTTAATACTTTTTCTTTTTCAAACATCAACATATCACTTATGAATTGCAACTCTTGAATTACTTCTTTTGGAGCATTTTTCTTTTTATAAGTTTCTATTCTTTGCGGTAATGATTTTTCTAATGCTGTAAGTGTAGCTTCCCTTTTTTTTAGAGAAAAGATTTCTAAATCTTGTTTTGCTACTTTTTTAACTAATTCTCTGTTTTCTAATTCTTTTAGATTACAATTTCTTTTAAGTCTCTCTATTTCCTTTTTATCTCCAGCCAATTGCTGTACTGTCTCTATATCTAATATCTCGCCTTTCACTTTCTTTTACCCCTCTCTTCATACAACAAACTATTTAGTTGCTCCATAGTCTGCTTTAAATCTAAAAGTTGAGGAGCGGTTTTGATTATCTTTCCTTGCTTCAATATACTTAAATACTTTAATGCTTTCTCATATATTACTTCTCTATTCATCTTTCCCACTCCTTAATTAATCTCTCTAATTCAACATCATCTTTAGTTTTTATGCCTAAGTTTTTAGCTTCTTGTACAACACCTTCAAGTAATATACTCATTTCTTTAGTATCATACTCGCTACTGCCTTTATAAATCTTATACCAATCAGCATCTTTGCCATTTAACTGCTTACTGCACTCATATTCATAATACTTAGAATATCCGCTTGGATTGTTTCCTTTTGGCAATGGTATCATTATAGATTGACCATATGATTTAAGCATATTTTCATATACTTCTTCCTTTGAAAGCCTCATAATATTTCCTATTTCAGTTACTAATTTCCAAAGATAAGCATTTGCATTTAAGCTTCTCTTTTCTCTATGCTTATCTATTTTTACATCGTAGACAGTATCTTTATCTAATCTAAATATTAGTGGTAAGAACTTGTCTATCTTTCCAGTATCATCTATCATAAAAGGCCTCTTTCATAATTTTATTCATTATTGTTTTCAATTTTTTTAATTAAAATTTTACTTTTTAATTTTATTTCTTCTACTAGGTCTTTATTTGTCTGATTGAAATTATGTTCTCTGGCAATCGATTTAATCAAAGTTTGACAAACTGCTAAAAGGTCTATACCAAAAACAAAACCTCTAATAACCTCTGAACTAATAAAAATATTAATAAATGCTAAGCCAGCTGCTAGCCATAATATTACTAATGTAATAGTAGTGATTGATTTTTCAACATTATATTTTCTATTTTTCTTTGCAAATTTAAGCAATTCCTTTTCAGAATTATTCTCTGAATTCATTATTTCAGTATTCTCATTACTAAGATAGATTTCTAAGTCACTATATTTTCTAAATAGTTTCCAATTTCCGTGGTTATCAACATACAAATGAAATTGGTTTCCTAATAATTTTCTTATTTTCTTTTCTTTTTTTAATTTCATTTTTAAAACCTCCTAAAATGGTAAATCATCATCATTAATTTGCACTTCGTTTCCGAAGCTAGCAAATGGATCGTTTGCTGTAGGCATACTATCAATTTGTTCAGTAGTTATTGAGCCAGGTTTTACTGGTGGTTCTTCTAGATTGTTTACATTATCATTACTACCTTTACTATCAAGAAAAGTAACATTTGATACAAACACTTCAGTAACATATACTTTCTTACCATCTTTATCATCATAATTTCTAGTTTGAATTCTTCCCTCTACTGCCACTTGATTACCTTTCTTTTGATATTTAGAAAGATTCTCCGCTAGCTTGTCCCATACTACACAATTAATAAAATCTGCCTTTCTCTCACCATCATCATTTGTATATGGTCTATTTACCGCTATAGTAAATTGGCATACTTCTCTTTTTGTGTTTTCTGTCATTTTAAGTTCAGGATCTTTAGTTAATCTTCCAACTAATATTGCCTTGTTCATTTCTTAATTCCTCCTAATAATTTCATTAATTTATCTTTAAATTCTTCCCTTTCATTGATGTAAACATATTCTCCACACCAACTACATACCAAATCTTATGTCTTTTCCTATTTCATCGTAGTCTGGCTCACAAACAATTTTCTTCCTTTTAAGTGCTTTTTTTAAACTACTAATTTCAGTAAGCAAGTCATCAATAATACATTCTGCACTTTCAATTGAAACAAAGCCATCTACCGATTCATAGTCAGTAAGTGTTATTTCCTCTATCTTATCTATCTTTTCCTGTCCTAATTTCATTCTTATTCCTTTCCTTATGCTCGTGCATAAATACATATTCTGAATTATTTCCCATATTATTCATTAACCATTCAGATGTATATTCTTTTGATAAATGAGTATTAATAACTCTACTTTCATATATTTCATTTACTGCTCTACTATGTAATTCTTCCTTATTTTCATAATTACCTTCAACTAGGTACAAATCATAGTTTTTTGCAGTAATACCTTCTAATGTTTTAGTATCAGTCATATAAATTATTTTTTTATCATTGATAAATACTCTGTATCCACAATTAGGTACATCATGATATAACTTAATTGGCATTATTTTTAATATTCCATAATTATATTTCTTTCCAATTTCTACTACATCAATATTTTTTTTATTCACTCCACATTTAACTAAATCTTCTACTAACCACTTACAACATACAAATCTTAATGTTGGTCTTTCTATTGCTAATTTAGATATAGTTTTTTTATTAAAGTGATCTTGATGAATGTGAGTGAGAAGGACTATTTTAAGCTGCTTATAACATTCATTTAACTTTTTAAAAGACACTCCACAATCAATTAAAATAATACCTTCTAACACTGTAGCATTTCCATCCGAACCAGTATTAATAATCTTATAGTTCATTCATATCTACTTCTTCGGCTGATACTTCTTCATATTCAGCATCAACTACTTCTTCCTGATTAATTATTGGTTCTTCTTTTATCTCAGGTAAATCTAGTTCATTCATTTCTTCTGCTTCATACATACCTGCTAAATCTTCTACAAAGGCTTCTCTTAATGCTCTTACTTTGGCTACCTTTTCAATCATAGTAGCAGGTTGCTTAGTCCAATTTGCATTAGGAGTACCATCACTCTTTTTTTGGATAACTTCCTCTAAAGCAACACTACAATAAATTGAATTTTTCCAATCTTTTCTGAACACTTCAGCCCAACCACCAACTAATGTTTCATTAGGTAGTTTAAATGTTCCTTTTCTTTCTTTTTCTTCACCAGATTCAGTTAGTATAATTATTCCTGACTTCATACCATCGTATTGGTCGTTAAGAACTGCTCTTTTTAAAATTGCATCTTTACCTACCACGATACTAGCTGGTTGCTTATTAGAATATTTAATTAAATAAGCTTCTCTTAAAAATGGATTTAATTTTCTTACTTTGCAAAGTTCAGTAAACATTTTAAACTCTGGTAAAGTTATTTTTGCATCCGTACCTACTATGTATTGTTGTACTATTGTAGGTGTAAGTTTTATTTCTTGTCCTTCTACTTCGTATTTTACGACTATTTCATTATTTGAATTGTTCATACTCTATACCTCTTTCCCTCATTACATTAACTAAAAACGATAGGTTTTCTCTTGTTGAAGTTGCTTTAAATTTTATAGTATATAACTTTTCTTCCTCATTTGGTGCTGATAGTTCTTTTTCTACCTTTTCAATAACTTTTTCTTCTTGCTTTTGTTCCTCTTGTACTATTTCATAATCTTTTTGTACTTGATTTAGTATTACATGTCTATCATTTACTTCTTTGATAGCCAAAGACAAGTTTTTATTTTTTAGATATTCAACAAGTATTTCACTATTGTGTTCCATAGTGTTTATTGTTTCAATGTCTCTTTCGACATTGTCTACTTTTTCAATAATTGCATCTTTGTATTTCTTTACCAATGCTCCTTTATCAGTTAAACCATCTAAACCAATTTGTAAGTTAAGTTCTTCAAATGATAAGTAATTATCTTTGATAACTGTCTTGGAAGCTTTATATTCGTTAAAATAATCAATTGCTAATTTTTTAGCCTTTTCTTTTAAACTATCCTCTACTTCATCAATTTTAGTCTTTAATGTTAAATCTGCTTGTTGATATTTTGACTTTATTTCTGCCTCATAAGTTTTATTAAATAAATCATAAGGTGCATTGATTTTTTCTTTTATGTCTTTTCTTTGTCTTTCAAAATCTTTAAGTTCTGCCCCTAATTTAGTTCTTAGTTCTTTGATAGACTTTCTTGTCTCTTCACTGCAGACTAATGAATTTAAGTTTAGATCTTCAAGTCTTTTATCTAATTCTGCTCCAACTTCTTTAATTTTTTCAGTTATTTTTGGTAATTGTTCTACTACTGTAAATGGTAAAATAAAATGTAGGAAATCGGTAAAAATAAATGTCGGTTTTCCTACATTTTTAATTAGTGTTAC